AAGGGTGGAGCAATGCCGATCCCGTCCAGCTTTGGGGGGTCGCGAATAGGTCAGCATTGCTGCCATGTTTCGCGCGTGCTGCTATGCTTACAAAAGATGTGGCGTCAACGTGTTGTTTCGGGATCATTGTCTGTTACGAGTTTAACCACTTCGCCCTTGGGCTTTTCCTCAACGGGCTCTTCGTCCGCACCCCACATCAGCACAACACTGCCGCCTGTATCCACATCTTCTTTCTTGTGGCGAACTCCGCGCGGTTGCATGCGGGCAAATGTCCACTTAAGCGTGTCGACCTCGAGCCGCCTACGCTGCACCTCGGCGTTGGCAAACTTGTTGTCCATACTCTCAGGCAACGGCTGCCTAGCCAGGTCGTGCATTTCATCGGCAAGCACCTCAGCCCCAATGGCCCTTGCCCGTGAATACATCTCAAAAAGCTCTTCGTCACGCTGCACCGCTTGCAGCACCGTCACCCAATGCGGCATTGCTGCATCGCCATCACAAATAGACCGCAACGACTTGCCCGTAGCCAACGCATCACAAATTGGCCGCATCTTTGTTTTCGTTAATTTACCAGCCATGCCCACAAAAAAACCGGCCCCAAGGGACCGGCCTTTGTCATATACGAAATTCGCAGTGGCACCGCGCCAAAGCGTAATAAAAAATTACGTTATTTCGTATGCATCGTCAACATCTACCGAGCTTTTTTCTTTTGCAAAAAATGGCCTGCACCGCATTGCTGCAGCCACTCCAATTGTTCGTTACCCTTTATAGCGTGGAGCTCATATCCAAGAACGTTAAGCAATTTTTCCATGCTCTCAAAACGTGGTGAATTGCATTCCCATTCAATCATGCGGACATTTTGCACTGATAACCCGCTTTTTTCCGCTAACTCTACTTGCGACAATTTTTGTCTTTTCCTCTCGCTTCGAATTAATTTGGCCGCCCACGAAACATGGGCACCTCGACGCCTATCTTTACTCGCCATCACCGTCACCCTCAGCAAAAAAACCCAACTTGTACCACAACTCCAATAACGCCCGCTCAAACCGCCGCTTGACCGTTTGCGCGTGTAAGCCCCGCATCCGACCGATCCTCGCCCACTTAGGCCCTCGATTGCTCCGTACCGCACTATGCGCGCACGCCCACACCAGCCGCGCGTCATCCGCATCCATCGCCTGCGTAATTCTCAAAGCCCAATCATAATTACGCACCTCAATGCTATTAGCTGACCCCCACCCCTCTTCCTCCTCATTGTACCCATAAGCCAGTTGCGGCTCCGGTAACATCTCAGGCCACGCGCATCGCACATCCAATCCCAACCCACCTGGCAGCTTCCGCTCCGTAACAGCCGCCTCCATAAACAAACCCGCCAACCCATCCACACCCGCGCAATGCTTCACGACCTCAACCGCTACATTTTTCTCAATCATAAAAATCTCCACAAAACGGCCAGGATGCGACACCGCAACACCGCATTCCTAAGAGAAATGCGGTTTTTGCGGTGTGATGCCGCATTATCCGCAAACACCGCATTCTCGTTTTTGCGGTTTTTGCGGTGTCACTCCACGCCCCAAAACTTATGAGCTTGAATTCCAACCAACCACTCCTGCGCTGAAAAATGTCGTGGCCCAACGCCCAAACTTGTTAAACGGATTGACGCCTCACATGCCTCACGTGCGTTGCTCATTTTTCCGTCCCACAGTGGCACGAGGTAGTAGTGCCAAAAACTGGTCTGCCGCGCGTAATCGACCAATTCCTCATCTGATTGACCCGTGTAAATAAGACACATTTCATTGCCGTAACGCTGTGCTAAATCGTTGGCGCTGACCTTTGGGGAAACCGTGATCCAATCAAAGCGGACCTCCCAATTGAACACTCCGCTCGTTTGAAGATGACATTTCATTCCAACCTTCTGCGCCGCTTTGATGAGTTCGCCAACTTCATCCGCCTGGTCAGCGGGTTCGCCGCCGGTTATGTGTATCCATCCATTCTGACCGACAGCATTTACAGCGCGATCCACAATTTCATCGACGCCGCAATCAACGCCATTATGCTTTGACAATGCCTCACGCTCATCGCATTGAGCGCGGATTGGACACGCAACCGAACATCCCGCCGTTCGCACAAAATACTGTGGGGTTCCAAGCAAATGCCCCGTGCCTTGCACGCTTAAAAACTCGTTATTTACCAACATCAAGCAACTCCATTTGCGTTGCGCGTAAGTTCCAAGAGATAGGATTTTGTATAGCGTCAATTCGGCGGGCCATGCGCTCAGGGCAAACCCCGTTTGAACTGTGATTTTGTGCCACATTTGTGCTGTCAGCTGACGCAAAAGGCCATCGGTCTCCACAAAGTGAAAGCCCCCGCAGCATGTGGACCCACGGCATTTGTCCACGCATGGCCAACCAATTGAAGGCCTCGTCACACCGCCGCTCCCAAATCTCTGAGCCTACTTGCCAATACGACCCGCTTGAACCAAAGCAAAGCCGCCCAAAACCAAGGTCAAGCAATCGACCCAATTGATCAAAGCTTTCGCCAAGGTGCCAAACAACGGCAGCGCAATCGCGTCGGTGCGGCCAATTTTTTGCTAAATCAAGATTGTCTATTTCACCTCCATCAATGACGTCTGGCACGACCGCCCAATGTGGATGAGCTAAGTTTGGCTCGACAAAGTTATAAAAATCTTTCCAATCTGGAATAACGGCGCGTAACCGATAAAAAGAGAAAGCGCCATTATCCCACATCACGCTTTGACCATGTGTGATGCACCACTCAGCATCATCGCGTCTTGCATAAGAGACACAGAAATGTTTACCCGCCATTTTTTGGCGCTCGCGGTGAGGCGTGATCGGCGTTCCGTGATAGTGAATCATTCCAACACCCACGCAACACCATCGCGATAGCCAACAAATTCATCGCCAATGAGATTATCTGCCGCCCGCCGAAACGCGGTGGACTTGTGTTTGCTCTCGCCGCTTAGCACTTTAAAGGCTTCGTTTTTCCACTGCTCTTCTGTGACAATCCTCCCCCGGCTGTCGGCTACCGACACGCCAGAATCTATCACCGCATTGGTTAGTGCCTTCAGCACAGTCTTTTGCACCTTACCGCTAGGCCGCCGCTTTCGCTTTTGTGTGGCAACTGACGCATCCATCACCACGCATGAGGACACCTCTTTGCCCCGCGTGTTTACGCCCAGCGGCACCACATGCAACGAAAAGCCAAACGTGCCATCAATCTCAAGATCACGTTGCTTTGTAACCGTAGCCACCGAACCGTTTACACCACTGGCCACCTCTATCTCGGTGTCTGTGGCCGCACGCAGCGACGAATGCCCACGCGCACCCCTCGCCTCATCCTTGCCGGTATGGTGTATGAGCATCACATGGCACCGCGTTTCCGTTCGTATGCGGTCACAATTGCCAATCAGCGCGCCCATATCTTCCGACGAGTTCTCATTGCCGCCAGCGATCACACGCGCCAGGGTATCAAGCACAACCATGCTGGCACCCTTGACCCTTGCCGTGTTTATGAGCCGCTCGACCGCCTCATCATCATTGAGCAAATTGACTGACACCGGGATCACATGGAACGGCACCTTGCCCTCAATCTCATAATGAGACCTGAAGGCCGCCACACGGTTGCGAATGCCATAGCTCCCCTCAGCCGCCACATACAGCACCGGCCCCGCTTCAACCTCACGGCCACGCCATTGCCAGCCAAGCGCAACGTGCAACGCCAAGTCCGCCGCAAAAAAAGTTTTGCCCACGTTACTGGCCCCGTACACCACACTCATGCCACCAGCGATCAGCACGCCCTCAACAAAGTCATCGGCACTGAGAACCGGCGTGATCTCATCGGCGTCCAACGTGTTGTAAACAAAACTTGCGTCCAACTCCGCCGCATTAAACTCTGGGAACGTGCGAACGGCCGCCAGTAAGTCGCCCTTGTCTGCGTCCAACCAATCGGAAACGTCGCTTTTTGCTGGCATGCCGTCGCACACGGGCGCCAGCACCACCGACCGGGCTATGCCTTCGAGCGCCGCACACGTTTTCTCAGCACCACGGCGCCCCGCGTCATCGTTGTCCGGTATGACAAACACATCTTTGTCGCGGAACCAGCGCAGCGCGCTTGGCTCCCACGATGACTGCGCGCCACCGCTTTTTGTTGTGGCAACCAGCCCCACATCAGAAAGGCGATCCACATCCTTTTCGCCCTCAACCACTATGACGTAGTCGCTTGTCAGCATGGCGGGCAGCCGGTACGGCAATCTCTCAATGCGGTCCATGCAACCTTTGCCCCGCCGCCATTGACCGTCAACCCAGGCGCGCGGCTCAAAAAACTTGGGCATATAGCGCATTACCTCGTAACGCACTTCGCCATGTTCATCGCAATATGTGTATCTGTTCACCACCATGCGCGCGACGTTGGGCGCAAGGTCTACCTTCGCATCCTCAAAGTGACCGCCCTTCCATTCCTCAAAGTCAAACCACTCGCCGGTCTCAAGGTTGACCGACTTGCTGCCTTGGCGCCCAAAGCGCATTTCTACGCCAGAAGACAAGGCCACGTTGGGCTCGCCAAACAACTCACGGGCTTGAGCTTCGATTGTCATTAGCGACCCGTTTTAAATTGGTCGTTGCCCTTGATGGCGTGTTTGAGCGTATTTTGCCAAGTTCCGCGCTTGGTCACCAAAGCGCGCGCTTGTTTTCTTGTGAGCCCCACGCTTTCCAAGCTTCCTTGCACATCGATGCCCCATCTTTGTTTGCGCTTTTCGTAGATGAGTTCTGGATGTACCCGTGGTCCGTTTTTTGGCAAATGAGTGCAATTATTTTCTACCAGCAACTCGTTGCCATTCTTATCTCGCATCAAAATGTAGCTTGGATAATCGAGTGACGGGCAAGTGATGCCCTGTGTGCTGTGCGATTTTTGTCGGTTTTTAAAAAATGCATTCAACATTCGAAACATTTTGTGTGTGTCCCTAACGCAGCGGCGGCAATCCAAAGGGGTCTTCCATACTTTGCTCAAACTCCGCTTCGATCTTACGGTCAAAGTCTGGCCGCACTTCATGCAGCCGCCCGACAATGGCTTGTAAAAACGTAAGCCACTCCTCCTTGCTCATCGCAGCCAAGTCCGACTTGCCCAGGCTGTCCAAGTACTCACCGCCAGCACTCCCGCATTGCAGCAGCATCTCATTCTCTAAAGGCAACCAATCCGTCATCTTGTGTATCTCCCAATAATCACGGCACCGCCGTGAGCAAAACCAAACATCGTCACCAACGCGCCCAATGAGCCTCCTGCTAAAACCCCAACCACGGGTCCGCCGAAAGCACACCGGGCAAAGCCGCGCGCTACTCGGGGTCAATGTCCCGCAACAAAACTTTTGTGACCTCGCCGTAATTGTAAAAATCATCAAGCCGGTCAGCGAGTTCCGCTTTTACCTTTTCTGTGTCCAAACGCTTGTGCGGGTCGGTTTTGACCTCGGCCTCAACAAAGGCGCCGCGCACCAAGCCACCAATGCTTTTGATTTCAGCCGCAATCTCTTTCTCACGCGCCTTCAAAACTTTTATTTTGTCACGCACCTCGTCCAACTGATCGGGCAACGGCAAGTTTGTGCCCTTTGATTCCTCAAAAATCATATTCCACCTCCTTTATGACTAACTCACACCCCAGCTCGCGCAGCACGATCTCCAAAGTATCGACGGCGGGCATGCAATTGCCGTGTTCAATGTTGAGAATTGTGCCCTCAGCTACGCCGCTTCTCTCTGCTAACTCACGCCGAGACCAACGCTTTTGCGAACGCCGTTGCCACACGCCGTGGCTCACCCAACTCCTGCGCTGTGTTTTAGGCGCCATTGTCCACCCACTCCTCATCACCGTGCCGATAGCTCACGGTATTGGTGGCGTCATCAACGCCCACCACCTCACCCGTCACAAAAGCCGGTCGATAGCGTTGCTGCTCACAACCCGCTTGTTGTTCTGAAAAGCTCAAAAGCCTGTCGTAAAAACGACACCGCCACGCGCCATCATCGACCGGCTCACTCCAAACGCATGTGCGGCAATTGCGTACCGGCGCGGCGCCGATGTGGCACACCTCGCGGAACTCACAGAAGCGGCAAAGCCAATAGTCACGATTTTCGCTAATGCGGTCCGGCAGTCGGTCACGCTCAAATATTATTTGGCGCGCCCGCTCTACATAAAACTCAGCAGCCTCACGGTTAAACTCGGTGCGGCAGCTTGCCCACCGACGACCGCCTGCACTGGCGACCACCATGTAGCCGCGCGTCCGCCCCCTATAGAGCATGTAAAGTTGATGCTGCGCGTAATACGTCTCATTCCACTCGCGCAGCGTAGACTTTTCACCAACCTTGGCCTTGAGCTTTAAAAACTCGGCAAACTTTTTGTCACCTGAGCATTTGATCTCAAGCACATGAGGCGTTGCAGGCGCTTGGTAGATGCCAAACACCTCGCCATCCAAATGCCCAAGAAAATGTCCCTTGTGATCGCTAACCTCGATTTGGCGTCCAGTGTCGGGATCGCGGTCTATAACCGTAACGCCGTTCGCCATGCGCAACCGCTCAACAACCAAATCCTCAGTGCGGTGGCCATCGGCAAACATCTTCAGCGTGTTCGCGTTAAAGGGCTCACCGCCGACAATACTGTGCCGGTAGGCCGCTTTGCGCGCGCAGTCGCCAATGTATGAGACACCCAAATATTGCCGCGCCTCACGCGCGTTTTCCCTTTCCTCAAGCGCCTTGTCAGCGGCATCAAGCGTCGGGTCTGTAACTGTTAAATCAACCATAATCCCTCCTTAAAAAAGGGGGGCGGGCCGAAACCCGCCCCCAGTTTTAAGCCCGCCAGGGAGGGGAAGCGGGCTGGGTGGCAACTGGCGCCGCTGGCATTTGGCCGCTCTGCTCAAGCACTTCGCCGACCGTAGGCGGCAACGGTGCTTGTGCGGCCTGCGCTGTTGCTGGCGCAGAGGTAGAGCCAACCGGCATGTACCGGGTAATTACGTTTTTGTCGGAGTAGCCGTTGGTTCCCGCTTCAATATCCACGCGCACGATCAACGGCTGCAAAAGCATCTCCGTGCTGTCGGCGATGTTGGGCTTGCCCAGCGCGCGGGCGATCTCAGCCAACGTGCCGTTGGCAATCTCAACGGCTTTGGGGTTACTGTTCCAAAGGTTTAAGCGATCCCAAACCGAACCGGCGCCCTCGATCTTTACTTGTAGTTCTAGGTAGTTGTTGCCGGGTGTGGACTTCGACTCCTTTACCTCTTCCGCAACAATCTCAGCCCTGTACTCGCCGGGTTGAATTAGATCAAAGCCACCCGTATTCGCATTCATATCAATCTGTGGTAGCGCCACCATTACGCTGCCTCCTCTTTGCTATAGATTTCCGAAACAAGTGCATCCCAACTAAGCGGTAGCTCGTCAGGAATTGGATATCGGCTTTTCGCCACATATGAAGGTCTCTCAGCGGTGCGCAGTACGCGCTCACCTGAGCCAACGGCGCGCGTTATCTTGCGCCCAAAACCGCCGTCGATTTGCTTTGTGGAGGTTCTGTAGGTTGCGAAACCAATTAAATCGCTCGCCTCCATGCAAACGTCTGCCGCGCTGGCATGCAATTTAATCTGATAACGGTCATAGGGTTCCGCGCTTGGGTCTTCAAACTTTTTGACCTGCGAGTGCGCCAACATGACCACCGCCATGTTTTTGTGTTTGCGCAAATGGTTGAGGCCATCCAAGAACGACCGCCAAAAGTCTTTTGCAAATTTGTACCCTTTGGCGAACGGTATCTCCTCAATGCTGTTGACTTTTTGCGTGGCGCAAACCCGCTGCCATATCAGCGGCTCCAGCCAATCAAGCGAGTCAATAACGACCGTTTCATACTGATGCTGCTCCTTCGCAAGCGCGCCAATCGCGCTCTCAACATCTTCATAACTGGCCGCAAGTGGGAAACGCGCAGCCCCCACAACATCGGCTCCATCTTCTGTTTGTATGAAGATTGGCGCTGGCGCACTGGCGCCAAAAGTTGACTTGCCGACTCCCGCCGGTCCATACAGCAAAACTCTAGGCGGTGCCGTTGAGGCACCCGTGATGATCGATGACAAACTGCTCATCGTTGAAGCTCTCCCTTCAAAAGTTGGGCAAAGAGTTGATCTTTCAGAACCCAGAGCCGCTCTTTGCGGTCGGCCCTTACGACAACCACGTCGCTGTCGTCCTGTTCAAACGCTGAGTAAATTACGGAGAAGCCGTTCTTGCGGCGCTTGGCCTCTACCCTGAGACCGTTGAGGATAATGTCCCCGCTGAACTCATCGCCAAGCTGTTCTTTGTAGGCGCCAGAACCAAAGATACGGCGGCAATCAAAACCCTGCTCTTCAGCCCACACCACCACCTCGCGCTCGAGTTCGTAGCCGCGCTGTTTGTTGCGCCGCCCGGTCACGTTGCCCTTGCCATTTCATAAGCGCGCTGCAAGTCGGTCACGGTCACCATGCCCTCGGTCAATTGAAAGATGCGCTGCGTCATCCGCGCGCTAGGTCGATGCCGACCGTGATACCAAAGCGTGATTGTGGTTGCGCTTGTATCTAGGAGCGCGGCGGCTTCCGCCCGCGTCATACCCCGATTATCTAACCATTCGTTGAAAAGCATAATTGCCGTTCGCAAGTTTTACTTACGTTTGCTTACGCCATGTAAGATAAACTTGTCAACCGGTAAAAATCAGCAGATAATAAAGTTACGGAAAGACGCGGAAAACCGCGCGCCGTAGGGAGCTAAGGCATGAGACAGAATCGCATAAAGATTCTGTGCGCCGAACACAATTTACCCGTCGCACAGTTGGCAGAGAGAATCGGCATGCAGCCCGCCGCTCTCCGTCGCTATACAAGACAAGAGGCACAACCGCGCCTTGAGCTTGCGCAAACAATTGCAACCACACTTGGTGTCAGTGTTGATGATGTCTTGGGTGTGAAGATTGGCACGGAGCCAACACAAGCACCGGCACGCCGCATGCCTTTATATGGCGCGGTGCAAGGCGGGATTGGCCATGAGATCACTGACGTTACCGATCCTATTGACTCAATAGACACGCCGTCCTGGCTCGCAAGCGTGCCAGATTCTTACGCCGTATTTGTGACGGGCAACTCAATGGAGCCCCGGTTTCGAGCGCGCGAAATAATTTATGTGCATCCATATCGCCCATATCGAGAGGGCGACTATGTAGTCGTGCAGCTACAAGCCAATGGCCGCGTCCACGCCATTGTTAAGCAGTTTGTTGAGATGACCGACGACGAAGTCGTCCTCAAACAACACAACCCCGACAAAGAATTGCGTCACCCGCGCAGCACAGTCGCCGCAATACATTTGGTCGTTGGGAGTTATTTTTCGTAATTATTATTGACTTACGTTTCGTAAGTCCCTTATTGTCCCCTCCAGTGCCTTACAACGCTGGAGAGAGCAATGTTACGGACAATTTTTGAAGCTGTTACCTTTAGTGCAGTTCTCATTGTTATTTATATTTGTTTCCTATTTTTAGCTGCCACCAACGACAGCATGTGGCAATCGTGGGTGATGCAATGACTCCCGCGCTTATGGATGCCCATGAGGCGGCGGAGCGTCTCTTTGGCTCAAGATCGCGCGCCAACTACAAGCGCGTCTTACGTCTCATTCACGCCAATCAATTGGAATATGTGCAACTCAAAAAACGATATTGGGTTTGGCGTAAGCCGCTCGAGGCCTTGTTGTGAGTTGCCAAAAGTGTGGCGGCACTGGCCTAACGAGGACGGGCGTTGTCTCAATAACGTGTGAGGATTGTGATTGTCCCGACGTTGATCAAATAAACCCGCCGCATTACCAAAAAGCTAACGGCGACATTGACGATTATATCTGCGATATCGTCCGCGATTTACCGGGCATTGAGGCTTATCGCGTTAGCCAAGTAATTAAATATCTCAGTCGGTACAGGCATAAGCACGACGATCCGCGCACCGACATTGAGAAAGCAAAGTGGCACCTTAACCGGCTGCGCAACTTGCTTTTCGCCAAAGAGGTGGCGGGCAATGAGTAAGCGTCTAGTCGTGCTTGAAAGCCCGTATCGCAGTCGCGTTGAAGGGCAAATCAATCGGAACATCCGTTACGCGCGGGACTGTGTGCGCGATTGTTTAGCACGCCACGAAGCGCCGATTGCGTCTCACCTACTGTATACACAAGACGGAATCCTTAACGACGACGAACCCGATGAGCGCAACCGTGGCATAAGGGCTGGGCTATCGTGGACAAAAGTAGCCGACGCAACCGTCGTTTACATCGATCACGGCATCAGCGAGGGCATGTTGCTGGGCATTTTTGAAGCCCAAGAGCATGGCGTGCCGGTCGAGTTCAGGCGCTTGTACAATGATTAGCCCGGTCGTTATTGGCGATTGCACGCTATACCAAGGCGATTGCTTGGAGATCATGCCGACGCTGGACCCTGTTGATGCGGTT